TGGGCTGGAAGGGCAGTCGCAGTATTTCATCTTGTGGCAATTCTAGGCTTGCACCGTAATTGCTGAGACTCATTTGCAAATGCGTCAACTCAAACCGACTACCCTTCCAGCCCAAGTACCACGCCCACTCGCAGTAATACACCCACGACTTTTCGTTAAACGCACGCACATGAGTCGGGTCTTGCCACGCGCCATGACTCAAGTCATAGGGCACATGAATGTGCATCTCACCACCCATCTCCAGCAAATCGCGGCAGTTGGTCATGGCCTGCACTAGATCGGGTATGTGCTCCAACACATCATTGGCGATGATCTTGGCAAAACGCATATCAGCTTGAGGCGCAACACAATCGGTTTCTAATGGCTTACCAATGTCAACTACCCAATCAGCGCCAACATCTGCGCGAATGTCAGCATTCACGCAGTCAGGCTTGTAGTCCTTGCCCGAACCCAGATTAAGAGTTAAACCATTGCTTGGCATAGTCTGGCCTGTTCTTTAAAAGCCATGGAATGGCAGCCTTGGTCAGTGCGTCACCATTCATGCCCACAGTCTGGCTGCCAATGTGATGCACATAAGACCGACTCAGGTAATGGTGAAAGCCTGCTTTTCTCAAATCCTCGCAATGCACATCATCGGAATACCAATTCAGCGGAGGAAACTTGGCCGCGCTCCACGCATCAGCGCCAATCCATGCAAAGATAGGGGATGGGCATTCCAGCGGCACAATTGCGTCTTCATAGGGGTACTTGAAGTAGTGCAACTGCTGCCCAAAGGGATTGCTTCGCACATTTTGCACAGGTCTGGCCGCATCGCAACGCGCTGAAACCCAGCCCACAGGCTCGCCGGTTTCCTCTTTCAACTGCGCCACATCCTCCATCAGCAGACGGTAGCTCGTTGGGGTCAGCACAATGTCATCGTTGGCGCAGATCACTGACTCAAACCCATCGGCAAACGCCCTGTCCATGATGTCGTTGTAATCCTCACCGAAATTGTGCGGCGCACCAAAGACTTTAAGGTCAGCGTCAAAGCCGCCAATAATGGACTCTGGACCGCGCAAATACACAGGCACTTCGGGACAGTACTCTGCGATGCTTGTGAGCATCACCCGCAAACCTTTGCCAGTGACTGTGCTGATACATATGGGGGAGATCACTTCTTGGGCTTCTTCTTGGCGGTCTTGGCCGCCAGCTTGAAGTCAGCAGCAGATGGTGCTGCCTTTGATCCCACCTTGTTCATCTTCTCGCCAGAGCCAGCGGCGATGCGTTTTTGCTTGGCGTTGATGTTGGCGTACAAACCAGTCTTACTCTTCATCTTTAACCCCAATCTTGATCGTTAAAAGTGACTCAGGCTCTTCCTCTTCTTCCTCTTCTTCCTTGACGATCCAAGCCGAACAAGTACGGCTGGCCGCGCACTTGAAGTCGAATATCTCGCAGTAACCCAAGTCACCGGCATCAATCATGCCCCAAGGATCGCCCTCATCGCCAATGCCCTTGGCAATGCAATCGAGCATCGACTCTTCCTGATCAAAAGCCGCGCAGTTACCGCAACGGCTCATCTTCGCGTCTTGAGCGTCCACGCCCCACTCTTTGGCCATCTCCATCCAATACTGCTTGTTGGGCAGATTCGGATTCTCAGGACCGTAGTTCGCAGACGCAATCGCCTTGCCGCGATTCTTCAAGTTCAGCGTAATGTCTTGCGTGGCCATGGGACAGCTCTCGCCATCCTCATAACCCTCGTCTTGGTCCATGGCCTGATCCATGGTGCGCTTCAAGGTAGCCATTAACGCATCCCCTTGGTCTTCATGTTCTTCGCTGTACGCGCACCGCGCATGGGCATCTTGGCTTCGGACATCGCAATGGCGATGGCCTGCTTGGGATTCTTGACGACTTTGCCGCCCTTGCCAGAGTGCAATGTGCCTTCCTTGAATTCGCCCATCACCTTGCCGACTTTCTTTTGTGCCTTGGTCATCTTCATGCGTTACTCCTTGAATAAATGAATTATGCAACCCTTGAGAGGTTTCTTTTCAACGGTTGACTCCACTTCGTACTCGCCTTTGACCCCATCATGCCAATCACAGCATCAGAAGCAAAGGTCAAGCAAAAAGCATCAGCCTTGTCAGGCGAGGCCAAACCACGCTTTCTGATCTCATCCTTACCCTCAATCTGAATCTTGCCGTTAGAGGTAAACGAATACCTGACTGTCGCCAACTCAGCAATCAGTAGCTCATCCTTTGGCAGCCGACAGTCCCGCGCCTCCAACCACGACTTGGCCTTGTACCAAAGCTCGGCCTTTAAGTTGCGGTATGTCGTGCCCATGGCTGGACTCTCGCTCACATTGATGCCGCGAGCCGGTAAATTCAACTCTCTCAAGCGGTCAACCACGCCAGCGCCAAGTCCAATGCTGTCAACCAGTATCTCTGTCGGACGGTCAGATGGCGGCAATATCTCGTACTCGGCCACCACCGCACCAGTCAGTTGCATCAAATCCAGATTCTTCCAAGTCTTAATAGGCTCAGTCACCGCGTTACCCCGCCTTTTGCACAATGCGGAACGGTCCGAGCCAAAGCGTGCCACATCCAAGCCCCAGACCAGTGGCGCGTAAGGCGATGCTTCCACATCCCGATTCATCGCCAAGTCCAGCAATTCCATAGGAATGACGGTATCTTCGTCAGACTTTGGAAACTCACCCAGCACGCGAATCCGGTAAGCATTGGACTCCTCACCGTAACGCGCCTTCATCTCCTCGATGTACGCCTCACTGACCCTTGGTGAGTCCGCGCAACTCACCTTCATCGTCACCCAGTCCCCCGCCAGACGGTTATGGGTGTCGTAGAAGAATCCGCTGGAACGCACAGGATTGCCGAGTAACAGCGTCACAGCGTTGTGACCGGACATTGAGCCAGAAGCCGCCTCAAACACCTTCTCAGGTATACCGGATGCCTCATCTCCCACCAGCATCACATGATCACTGTGAACCCCTTGCAAGGCTTCGGGCTGCTCTGCGCGGCTTGTTCTGGCCGAGATGAACGCTTCCTCGTTTGCGCCAATCACCTCAATACGATCCTGCTTTACATCCAATTGCTCGGCCAGCATGGGCGGCAACACCTTCACCCAACGCTTGACCTCGGCAAATAAGGCATCGTAGAGCTGTGAGCTGGTCGGTGCTGTCACCACCACCTTGACCGGAAATCTTAGGAACAGATACCAAATCATCGCCCAGCTCGCAGCGGTGGACTTGCCAACGCCATGTCCAGACCTCACCGAGATACGGCGGTTGCCTTGCGCGATGTGATTCAAAAATTCAATCTGCCACTGGTCAGGCTCAGTGTTCAGCACCTCTCTGACAAACAGCACAGGGTTGTGCTTGTAGAGCTTGACGAATTCGACAAAAGGGTTATTCGCCACCAAATCATTCGAAATTTTTTTCGGGGCAGCCTGCTTCGCGGCGGTGGGGGTAGGGGTGGTGGTCATCGGGTTATGGGATTCGGTAGGTGTTTGGCTGCGTCATCAACCGCCCCCGCCGCAAACGCGCAAGGGGGGGGCATCGCGCCGCGCCAGGCGCAGGCCGCGCCCACTTTACAGCGAAAAGATATCCACAGGGGTATGCATCGCTAAGTCGTTGATCCATATACTTTCTTACAGATTGCTGACATAATCCATTTAACACGATGTCCATTATGTTAAGTCAAATGTGGATAACTGGCTCTGATTTGCTCAATCAGTAGGCAGATTTGCGTTATCCACAGGCCAGTGTGTTCAATCATCGCGTTTTTCTGTGGATAAGTCTTCGATGACCTCGGTATGGCGCAGTGCCGCCATGCGTAAGTCTTGGATGTTGATGTTGACCTGTGCGGCTTTTTGTAAGCCGTAAGTCTTCTGATCCCACCGTTCAGCCAGCCACTGGCGCGTTCGGATGCGCTGGACATCGCGCTGCGCGTGATCGACATCCATGCCGTCCGCGATCTCCACCGTCTCACACGCCAAAAGGTCTGCTGCACGCGTGCGCGCACGCGCAATCATAGCACCGTGATCGTTTTCCTCAATCCAATCATCGAGCGCACGCTTGCTGATCCCGAGTTCGATGCAGATGTTGGCGATGCTTTTGCCGCTTTCCACCATGCTGAAGATCATCTCTTCAGGCATATCGTTGAGGAAAGCAATGTCCTGTCTTCGTTTTGGGTTACCAACCACGCTCAGACCCGCTTTAAAGCCGTTTTAATCCGCTGGACGATGTCCAGTACCTTTTCCTTGATCAAAGCCCCTAATCGCTTAATTTGTTCCATTTTTGAACCTCTCCGCTTGTTTGCTGTTGAATTTCTTTTCTGCTGGTGGACCGTCCAGCACCTCAAGGTCATCTGGGAAGTCGTCAAAGCCTGATTCTCCACCGATTTTGTTGGCTTTGAAGCTGACCACCTTGGCGGTTGGATCAAAGGCTTTGACCTTGATGATTTCTTGCACCAGCGGATCGTTGAAGATCACCTCCAGCTCTTCCATGCTCCAAATGCAATGGTTGCTCAGTTCCTGCCTTTCGCGCTGCATTGCCAGCGTCTCATTGACCGTCCTGACAATCACCATGACCTGACCTGTCTGCATCTCCCACTCGATTCTCGGAATCTGATCGTTGGCTGGCGTGATGCCTTGATCTGCTGCCCACTGATCCAACACGCCATAAGCCCTGATCATTCCCGCCAAACTGGAATCGAATTTCGCATGATCCTTTGACGCAATCGCTTGGTGCAATCTGCCGTTCTGCGTCCAGAATTTCTCCCTCAACTCACTGTCTACTAAAGTAATCAGTCGATTTTCTCCCCATTTCCTATCGCTGGCCGCTTTCGCTGCCTCCAGTTCCACCAACTTGGATTGCACATAAACCGTCCACGCATCTGCTTGTGGACTTGGACTCACCACCACTGGATGCTGTCTGAGTGACTTCTTTGTTGCCATTACGCTTTCCTTCGTTTTGTTGCAAATAGGGAACACACAACAGGGAACAAACCTCCGAGTCCTAGACTCTCGGTTTGTTCCTGTTCCCTTGTGCGGAACATTTGTTCCCCTTTTGTTCCTTGTTTGTTCCCTGTTCCCTGTATATTCATACAGCCTCAGAACGATTCGCTTGATTCACTTTTGACGGTCAACCACGCAAATCCATCGCTGATCTGTCCATGTCCATGTCTGGACAAGTCCTTCCTAACCCGCTGCCAAGTGACCTTGAAGCTGTCCTTTTCCTCA